GCTGAAATGGCCCTTAATTTAGGATTTACAGGATTCCGTAGAGGTTATGACTTTTACAAGTCTGACTGGAAATACCTTAATGATCCAACTATGCGAGGTGATATAGGTGGTGGAGCAATAAATGGTATTTTAGTACCTGCAGGTTCTACAACTGTATATGATCAAGTACTTGGCAAAAATGCTAAGAGACCATTCTTGCATGTTCGTTACCGAGCTTCAGAAACTGAAGATAGACGTTACAAAACATGGATTACAGGTTCTGCTGGTGGAGCAGCTACTTCTAGCTTAGACGCTATGGAAGTTAATTTCTTATCAGAGAGAGCTTTATGTACTTTAGGTGCAAACAACTTCTTTATCTTTACTAACTAAGATACAGAGTATAAGGATTATGGGCTGCTTATTTTAGTGGCCCTAATCTTTTTTAATTAATTTAAATTTAAATCAAATGAAAAAAAAGAAAGAAACTTTTGTAGATAAAAGTTACAAACTTACCAGAGAAAAAGCTCCTTTGAGCTACACGATTCCATCAAGGAATACAAAAAGAAAATCATTATTATATTTTGACGAAACAACAGGGGTTAATAGATCTCTTCGTTATGCAAGAAATCAAAAAAGCATTTTTGAAGATGAGCAAGATGGTAATGTTATATTAGAGCCTATTATTTTTGAGGACGGCTTTTTAAGTGTCCCTAAAAACAATCAAATATTGCAAGAGTTTTTGCATCATCATCCAGCTAATGGACAGGAGTTTGTAGAGGTAAATAGAGAACATGATGCTTCACTTGAAGTGGAAAATTTAGATTTATCATTAGAGGCTCAATTAATTGCTAAGGATTTAGATATTGAAATGCTTGAGACAATTGCAAGAGTAACAATAGGGCTAAATATAGAAAGAATGACTTCAGCCGAATTAAAAAGAGATGTAAGAATGTTTGCTAAAAGATATTCTGAAGACTTTATGGAAGCTGTTAATGATCCTTTATTAAAACTTCAAAATAAATGTGCTAAGTTTTTTAATGAAAATTTATTAGTATTGAAAAACAAAAAAGATGTTTATTATAACATAAAAGGAAACAAAAATAAATTACTTACAGTTCCTTATGGAGAGGATCCTTTATTTATATTGGCGTCCTTTTTACAGAGTGATGAAGGGCTAGAAGTATTAAGAATATTAGATTCTAAATTAGATTAATCACAGAGGCCTCAAAAAAAAGGGGCCTCTTTTTTTTTCTTATCTTTGTAGAAAGAAAAACAAAGGATGGCATCACTTATAAATACAGTTAGAGCTACTGTGCTTTCAATTGCAAATAAGAATAATTTTGGGTATATAACTCCTAATGATTTCAACTTATACGCAAAACAAGCTCAGTTAGACATTTTTGAAGATTACTTCTATCAGTATAATTCACAGATAGTAAAACAAAACACAAGAGTGTCAGGCAGTGATTATGCAGATATTGTAAAAAATTTAGAAGAGGTAATAAATATTTTTTCAGAACAAAAAATATTACAACCAATGCAATTACCTTCTTATACTACTTTGCCTCCAGAGAGCACTAGCTCAGGATTAATATTTACTACAACTTTTAGTGTTCCAACAATCGATACAACAGGATCAAATTATTATTTATTAAACAAAGTATTATTACTAACAAAATATTTAGTAGCTCAAAGTATAACCACAACTGCTGTTGCACCTGGAAATATTTTAGTTGATGACACAAAGGATTTTTACAGATTAGGAGTACAGCCGGGAGATATGGTGGTTAATTTAACAAGCGGTGAAACAGCGTATGTTACAAATGTTCCTAATAATTATGTTACTCAAATTGATAGTATTGAATTAAGCGCTAATATATTTCCGACTAGTAGAGTAGGAGATTATTATAATATATTTAGTATGCGAGCTGGAGTTAATGAATGCGAAAAAGTTACTCAGTCTAAAATAACAATGTTGAGTCAATCTGCATTAACAACTCCCACAGAATTATTTCCAGCATATAGTCAAGATAATAAAACACTTCAGATATATCCCAAAAATTTTGAGTTTGGATATGAAAATATAAACCCGGGGACTAAAAACACCCCTGGTTATTACGGAAGAATACTTTGTCAATATATAAGATACCCCAAAACACCTAATTGGACTTATGTTCAGTTTGGAGGAGGTGAACCAGCGTTTGATGAAACAGCGGCTGATTATCAAAATTTTGAATTGCCACTATCAGATGAAACTAATTTAGTTAATAAAATTTTACAATATGCTGGAGTTTCAATTAGAGACGCGCAAATTGCCGCATTTGGAAAAGCAGAAGAAATGGAAGCTAATAAACAAGAAGGACAATAATTATGGCATATATAAACGACTACACTTATTACGAAAATACAGGAGATTTTAATAGCGAAAGTGCTAATTGGGGTTCTTATCAATTCTTACCAATAGATGATATTGTAAATAACTTTATGCTAATGTATGTTGGCAATGATAAATTAATTAATAATGCTGAAAGGTATAATGTTCTTTTTCACGCAAAAAGAGCTATTCAAGAACTTAATTATGATTCTTTAAAAGAAGTTAAAATTTTAGAGCTTGAGGTATGTGATACTTTAAGATTTGTTATGCCGCCTGATTATGTAAATTGGGTTAGAATTTCAATGTATAAAAATGGAACATTGTTTCCCTTAAGTGAAAACATACAAACTAATTGGAGTGGTGCTTACTTGCAAGACAATGCTTGTAAAATATTATTTGATGATCAAGGAAATATATTAAAACCTTCTACATCAACAATTGACATGCAAAGAATAACAGGTGGGAAAAAATCTATTTATTTAAATGAGCAAAGCCCTTATAACGGACAAGAGGGATATTTTTTTAATGGACTCTGGTATTTTGAATATCCAGTGGGAGCTAGATATGGTTTGAATACCGAAACGGCAAATCAAAATCCTACATTTAGTATAAACAGAAAAGGAGGGGTTATTAATTTTAGTTCTGATATGGCTGGAGAACTTTGTGTATTAGAGTATGTGTCCGATGGTATGGAAAAAGGAGATGACTCTCAAGTAAGCGTGAACAAGCTTTTTGAAGAATTTATTTATGCTTCTATGAAATACTCAATATTAAACAGTAAATTAGGTATTCAGGAGTACATAGTAAATAGGCTTAGAAAGGAAAAATCAGCGCTTCTAAGGAACGCAAAAATTAGATTAAGTAATATACACCCTGGAAGATTATTAATGAATCTAAGAGGGCAAAATAAATGGATAAAGTAATATGCCTAAGATTTCAAAAAACTTTATAAAAGGACGCATGAATAAAGGTGTCGATGAGCGCCTTGTTCCGCAGGGTGAATACATTGATGCATTAAATGTTCGCCTTGGATCTACAGAGGGCACGGAAATAGGGGCTGTTGAAAATTCTAAAGGTAACGAGCTTTTAGTTCAACTTGTGTTTAATGGCTCACCTCTTAGTGATGAAGCTAAATGTATAGGCGCTTTTGAGGACGGAGGTAATGAAACTATTTATTGGTTTGTACATGATAAAGACAATACGGCTTCTTCAACGGGTAAAGTAGATTTAATTGTTTCCTACAACACGAGAACTTTTGTTTTATTTTACCACGTAATATCAACTTCAGTATTAAATTTTGACAAAGAATTTATAGTTAATGGAGTTAATTTAATTGGAGATTTGTTGTTTTTTACCGACAATTTAAATCCCCCAAGAAAAATTAATGTTAATAGAAATTATCCGTTACCCACACCAGCTGGTGATTTACTAACAGAACAAGACATAGGAGTTATTCTGGCTCCTCCATTAAATGCTCCAGAAATAAAACAATATAAAGTTGGAGGAGGGGAAAACTATTTAGAAGAAATTTTGATAAGTTTTGCCTATAGATGGCAGTACGAAGACGGCGAATATTCAGCCATGTCACCATTTAGTAGATATGCTTTTACGCCAGGGCCATTTAATTTTGATTATAGCAACTATAATCAAGAGGGGATGAGAAATATTTTTAACACAGTAGATATAACTTTTGATACTGGAGGTAGAAACGTTAAAGATTTAGATGTTATTTTTAAATTTAGCACAAGCCAAAGTGTTAATGTAATAGAAAGATTTAACAAGGTTAATGAGGGGTGGTTAGACAATACGGAAGAAACTATAAGTTTTACAAATAAAAAAATATACACTACCCTTCCTGAAGCTCAACTATTACGATTGTTTGACAACGTTCCATTAAAGGCCCAAGCTCAAACAATAATGGGCAATAGGCTAATGTATGGAAACTATATAGATGGATATGATATAGTTGATGAAAATGATGCGCAAGTTTATCTAGATTATGATTTACAATTAATTAATGAATCATTAAGTTCAGATGAAATAACAGGAACTTTGTCTAATTTTACATACACTATAGATGGATCTAATCTAGTTACAAACGCTACTGCTACTGTTGATTTTGGAGGAGATAATGTAATCCTGGAAGAGGGTGCTCAAATAGGCGTAGATTTTAATTTTATTAGCGCAGGATTTACAGGAGATCCTTCATATCCAGATGGCAGCGAGCCTGAAAATTTATTTGAAAATACATTTTTATTTGTATTGCAACAGGATTATTCGAGTGTCTTTGAAATGGCAACGAGTCCTGAATTTATAGCAGCTGTAAATGAGTTTGTTCCTATTCCTGATAATCCATGTATAGGAAATCCCCCCGGCACTGGAACTGAAGGAACGTCTCTTACAGATATATTTGTTTGTGGTGCAGTAACTAAAAGTGGATTTGAAAAAGTAGGATTTGGCTTAACTGCCGATCCACAAGGAATATCTATTGGAGCTTCTTTAGGAAGCACAGAAATAAGCTTTACTTTGCCTGCTCTTAAATTTCAAGAATTTGATCAAACTGTAGTGCCCCCTGTGCCCGTAGTTCCTTCTGTTATTGCTTATGAATATTTGCAATGTGTTAGTGCAACAGGCTTGTATTCTCAAAGTTCATCAAAGGAATCTTTACATAGTAATAGAGATTATGAAGTTGCAGTTGTTTATATGGATGAGTACGGAAGAGCATCAACCGCTTTAGTTGATACTGACAACACGGTATTTGTTCCATGTGAAAACTCAATAGATAAAAACAACATTAGAGTAACGATGAATAGTTACCCTCCTTATTGGGCAACTAAATATAAGTTTGTTATTAAAGAATCTAAGGGATTGTATCGAACAATTTATAGTAATATATTTTTTAGAGAAGAAGAAACGGGTGATGCTTATTATTTGTTAGATGGTGACAATAGAGATAAAGTAAAAGACAATGATACTTTACTTATTAAATCAGACACTAATGGCCCTGTATTAAATTGTGCATCAACAAAAGTTTTAGGCTTTGGTAGCGAAGCAGAAGATTTTTTATGTACGAAAAATGCTGATGGCACTGTCATATCGGGAGAATGTGGACAGCCAACGGGTACATACATGAGACTAAAGCCTTCTAATTTTGCGGCTAACAAGCCACCTGATGCCTTTGTGGAAAGAAGTGGTGGTGATGGAGATAATTATCCTATTGCTACCGCTAGTTGTTCTTTTGACAATCCTGAATATGATTCAGCTGTACCAGGTTCATATCCATTTATAGATGTAGACATTCCCGCAGGATCTTTAATTGAAATTAGATTAACTGCAAATAGAAGAAAGCGGGGTAGTAAGTGTGGTAGTAGAAATTACAATTACAAAAAGAATTTTGTTGCCTCTACAGATTATGACAATTTACACTCTTGGGTTGTCGGTGACAGAATTGATTTCACTAATGGAATTACCAGTGGTAGTGACGACACTATAAATGTGGTAAATCAATATGATGACATAAAAGCTTTTGCTGACTTTTCTGTAAGAGCATCAAATGGCCAAAGCTATGTCGGATTTCAAAGACAACTGAATAGTCCAGACGGAAGACCTGATAACAATCAGTTATTTTTATGGTGGTCAGCAGGTACACCTAAGTGTGGTTCACCTAATAAAAGAGGATCTTACTGTAATGTAAGTTTTACACTTGAACGAGCATCTAGCTTAACTGTTTTTGAAACAGAGCCTTTGGAGGCAAACGATGAGTTGTATTATGAAAACGAACAAGCTTTTGATGTTGTAAGTGGATATCATATGTCAGGAACAGGTGACTTTGACCAAAATCAAACAGCATCTCAACCTGCAATTATTGATTTAAGCTTTTTTAATTGCTACACATTTGGTAATGGTGTAGAAGAAAACTTTGTATTATCAGGATTGACTAAACCATTTATACAACTAGGAGAAAAAGTCACGTCTGTATCTGAAGAACAATATCAAAGAGCAGAACGATTTGCAGATGTAACCTATAGTGGAGTTTTTAATCAAGAATCAAACTTAAATAAACTAAATCAATTTAATTTGGCTCTTTCTAACTTTAAAACTTTAGAGACAGCTTATGGGCCTATTAGAGTAATGCATGCAAGACAGACCGATATTTTAACATTACAAGAAGATAAAGTTTCTTATTTGTTAGTTGGTAAAAATTTATTATCAGATGCAGCAGCTGGTGGTGCGATTACCTCAGTTCCTGAAGTTTTAGGAACTCAACTTGCAAGGCTTGAAGAGTACGGGATAAGCAACAACCCTGAAAGTTTTACTTCATGGGGGTATGATGTCTTTTTTACTGATTCAAAAAGAAGTGCAGTAATTCAAATAAAAGGAGGTTCTGCTAAGTCAGATCAATTAAGTTTAATATCTACAGTTGGAATGCGTTCTTGGTTTAGAGATTTATTTACTACCTCATTTGAAACTCAAAAATTAGGTGGATTTGATCCTTATATGAATGAGTATGTGTTGAGTTCAAACACATCATTAATTCCGCAACCTCCTGTTGAGAGAGCCTGTGGTTATGTGCTGGACGTTAATGATTCTAGTTCTGTTTCAGATTTAATAATAAATTTAAGCACTATTATTGGGCCTGTTAATTTTGATTTTAATGTAACCTCAGGAGAAATAAATGTGGTTGTCACCTGGAACAGTGTAGAACAGTTTAACGGAAATATAACTGGAGCAGGCACTGTTAGCTTTGATAAAACATTAAACAACCCAACTGAGGCTTCTGTGGTAATAACCCCTGTGGGATCGGCTACATACACAGCTTCTTTTGCTTGTCCTGATGCTGATCAAGTCACAGTAAAAGAAATAGTGGTTAACTTTAATGGTGATGTTACTTTGAGTACTACCGTAAGATATCGATGGGAACTAGCTACAGACTTAAGCCCATATAGCACAAACAGTGTAATTTTACAAGACACCGGAGTTTCATTGTTTGAAGAAACCACAGGTGAAGCATCTTTTGGAGCTTTGCCTCCTAATGCTGCTACAATAAAAATGCAGGCTAGTTCAAGCCCAGGGCAAACATATGTATTTGATCCATTAAAAGATAAATTCAAATACTTGGCTAGCAACACAAACTATGATGAAACTCAAATAAACACATTGTTGCCACTACTAAACACGGCAACACCAATAGTTTTAAATGGCTCGCAGTATGAGGCTGATTTTGACTATACTCCCGCTGAAGATTATTTGTATTTGGTTTGGGATTTGAGAGAGCCTACTCCGATTGAACTTTGTTATAATGCTACAAGCCCTACAGATGCTTGTTGTGATTGCGGTGGATCAGCGCCAATATGTCCTGATAAAACATTTGTATTGCAAGTATGTAATAGCAACTCAGCAAGAGATGATAATTTTGACGTGTATTTGAATAACAATTTTATTGGAGCTTTAGATTTAAATCAAAACGCACAAATTGGATCTATATTTATTGGAGATTTAGATACAAACAAACAAGTTACGGTTCCTGATTTCACATGTCCTTTGACTGGAATGGTAACATATCATTTTAATCCTAGTTTTATTTTAGGAGGTGAAAACACTTTAGAGATGAGAAACACTCAAAACAATGGAAATGGCAATGCAGGATCAGTAGAAATAAGAAATTATGAAACGACAGGTAATGATTTAGATAATCCATGTGTAATTACTGATTTAGCATATAGTGGCGGAAGTGGAGTTGATTTTAGTTTTACTTTTGACTACACAGAATGTTGTCCAACCATTGAAATCGAATAAATTAAATTATGAGCTTACAAAACAAATACATAGATTCAAATGACTTTTTAACTGCCTCTGCAGTTTATGATGATGAAGACCTTTTGGTTAAAGCACCTGACGGATTTTATCAAAGTGATGGAAACTATCGTCAACAACTGGCTGGCATACTAGGGCCAACGGTTATATGCGAAGAATGTGGCATCCCATGCGGGGGTACTATTGTCCCGCCAGGGGGTAGTAATGGACTTTATGAGTTAGCGTTTAGTGCAGGAACTAGCACTGGCGACACAGGCGCGGTATTAATTCATTTTAATCCTGCAAGCATTCCAGATGGAATAAGGGTGTTATATGACGGAGTATACTATAACAGGTTAATGAGTCCTACAGATGGAAATAAGCAATCAACAAGTGGAGTTGCAAACTCATTTACTATATTAGGCAATTCAGCAAATACTTGTGTTCCAGCAGCCCCTGATACTAGAAATTACATTTTTTATGATGGCTTTGACGCTACAGGCTGGTTAGTGGGAACTCCATCCCCTCAATCAGTTACAATTCAAACAGGAGATTTTGTTGGAGGTGGCGTAAGTGAATACAGCACTTTAGTGTTACCAAAACCAAATAGATTACCAGGTTTAATAACAGTTCAAGTTTTAGGGCCTTGTGATACAACAGGATGGAATTTAGAAGTTGAGTGTCAGGCTCCTTTACCTTCTTTTACTGGACAGGCACGAGGTGCGACCGGCATAAATTGTGGTACTACATCTGAAACTTATTATTTTGCGCAGTTTAGAAACGGCACAAATACTTACCCAGTGCTTAATAACTTTGTGTTTTTAGATCAGAATGGAGTTAACAGAGCTACAGATCAAAATTATTTAATGGATAATAATCAAGTAATAACAGTAACAAATGGCGTTGTAAGCAACATACAGACTTGCGTAGGCCCTTAAAAAAAAAATTATGCCAGAGAATTATACAGTAACATATAGCGAAACAGTAAAGGGATGGCCATCTTTTTATAGCTACTTTCCTGATTTTATATTAGGAATGAATCAATATTTGTATACTTTTAAAAGTGGCAATTTATATAGACACAATACAAACCCTATTAGAAACCGATATTATGGAGAAGATTATGATTCTACACTAACGGGTGTTTTTAACCAAGAACCAACAACTGTAAAAGTATTTAAAACAATAGAGCTTGAAAGTGATGACAATTGGGATATCAACATCACAACAGATTTAGGAGCAGGGTTTATGCCTGCTAGTGATTTTGTAAAAAAAGAAGGAAGTTTCTTCGCTTTTATAAAAAGAATATCAGGATCAGAAAATTTAGCTTTAAGATCAACTCAAGGAATTGGTAGTTTTGTTACTACAACAGGTTCTTCCCCTGGTACTATAACAATAGAATTTGATTTTAGAGTATCATCTTTAATATCTATAGGGGATGAATTAAATTACAGCTTGTTAATTGCGGGAAACACATATAGTAGTCCTATTGCTGTGGGCGAAATAACAGCCATTAGTAGCGACCGAAAAACACTTTCCGTAGATGCTACAGACTTTTTGCCAGTTGGCTCTGTAGTGCCTTCTAATGCCTATATATTGGTATTAAAAGATCCTGTTGCCGAATCTTATGGGGCAACAGGGTATTATTTGGAGTTTAAAATAACAAATGATAGCAAGACTGCTGTAGAGCTTTTTACAGTTGATTCCGAAGTGTTTAAAAGTAATCCTTAGTTTTTTGTATCTTTGCGTAAATGAAATTTACTATAAGAGAATTAAATGAAAATGACTATCAAACCATTTTGACAAAATGGTGGAAAGACTGGAAATGGACAGCTCCATTAAAAGACTTTTTACCAAACAATGGAAAAGGAGGTTTTATAGTTTATGATAAAGAAATTCCTGTTTGCGCAGGGTATATATATGTGACTAACTCAAAAGTAGGGTGGTGCGATTGGATTGTTTCTAATTTTGAGTATAAAGACAGAAAGAAAAGAAAAGAAGCTTTGAGTTTTTTAGTACAAGTTTTAACTCATACTTTAAAATTAAGTAATTGCAAATATAGCTACGCGTTATTAAAGTCAAATTCTTTAATTGAAGTTTATGAAAAAAATGGATATATAAAAGGAGATACATATAACGCAGAAATGATTAAAAAATTATAATATGGCAGCAGTAACAAGCGCAGTAATAGCCGTAGGAGGTCAAGCAGCAAAAGGTTTTTTAGCAGCTGATGCAGGCAAAGATGCGGCAAGAGCCGCAGGAAGATTAGAGCTTGAACAAGAACAACTTGAGCAAGAGTCAGTAGCTAGATTAGAGCAAAACTTTTATGATGCAATTAGAGCTACAACTGATATTTACGACAAACAACTTCAACTATCAAACGTACAGGGCTCTCAAATACTTGAGGCGGCTCAAGAAGGAGACCAAAGAGGTGTTGCTGCAACTGCAGGTAAAGTAAAACAAGTACAAGATATAGGAACTGGTCAAATTGCCGATAAAATGGCAATGCAAAAGCTTAACATTGACATGCAAAGAGCTAAAGCGTCAGAAACGGATGCGGCTCGTATTGCTGCATTACAAGATGATAGAGCAGCATCAGCAGGCTTGGAGGCTAAAGCCAAGAGAGCAGAGGCAGATGCACTACAAGCATCTGCCACTGGTTCATTTATAAATGCAGGTGTTGCAGGATTAACGTCAGCAATAGGAGCTTTTGGAGGTGCAGAAGGAAAAGCAGTAGATGCTTTGGCAGAAAAACAAGGAATATCTAAATCAGAAGCTTTAGGACAAATTGAAGGACTAGAAGGTTATGGTGATTTTAAAGCTGGTGATTTTAACGCTATTAAAAGAGCCGGAACACTAGAAGGTTTTGGAACGGAAGGGTTTGGAGGACAAACTGGAGCTGGAAAAGTTTTATCAGGCATTGGAAATTTCTTAGGTGGAGCAAAAGACGCTGTTGCGGGAATAGCTAACATTAAAAATGCCTCTACAAAGGCAGGGACAAGTACTAACCCCAGCGACACAAGCACTCAAGCTCAGGCTAATCTTCAAGATGGAATTAATAAATTTAATATTTTGGGGGTAGATTTTTCTCAATTTATGACTCCAGAGCAAAAAATAAGTAGTGGTGCAGCAAGCGGTAATGAGTTTGGAGATTATTTTTCACAATTATTTAATGCCGGTGGTATTTTTAACCAAAAACAATAAACGAAATGGGTAATGCATTAGAAGCATCAAAAGCAGCATTAGCAAAAGATTTAATTGGAGGAAACCCATTAGAGGCTAAGTTTGCAGCTATAGATGCAGGAATTAAAGGTGTTCAGGATTGGAAAAAAAACATAGACTTACAAAGACTTACTCTTAAGCAAAACACTCAAGCAGAAATAAGAGAAGCAGAAGAGGCAGCCAAAAAACAACTTGGCGACAATGAAACAGCTAACTCAAAAATATTAGAAGCTCTTGAAACTTACAAGAACCAAAGGTTAACTCAAGAAAAATTAGTTAGAATAGGATCATTAAATCCTGATGACAATTTAATTTTTGAACAAAACGGTCAACAAACATTTGAAACCTTTATAGATTTTACAAATAAATTTGGAGAAGAATTAGAGCTGACTAAAAAACGAGCAAAGGGTTATTATAAAGATAACGAAGATGGGACACAAACATTTGTACCACCTATATCTGGCGGAGTAGAAGCTGCAAACCAAAAGTTAGTTACTCAAATTGGAACATTGTCTGGAGTGGATTTTGGAATAGACGATAAGGGGATGGGTACTGTTAGTTTTTATAAAATGAAAATTAATCCCAAAACTCGCACTTATGAGCCAGTGTTAGACGATGAAGGAAACCCGGTGCTTGCCGAAGGAGAAAACACCACAAGTGTTTTGGCTTTAAAGCATGATAACAATACTAGAGCTCAAAGAGTTTATTTAACTAAAGATATTCAAGAATTTTCTCAAGGGCCAGGGGCCGCTTCTTATCAAGAAATGATGAGATTAGGAAACATGAGTGGAGTTATTGTTGATGATTTAAAACAGAGGCCAGGGATGGGGCAATTTATCGAAACAGAAGTCGCTTCAAAATACGGAACTATAGATGCTACTGCCAGTTTATTTGTGGATAATGGAATAGGAGGTAAGGTTGTTCCGTTTAACGAATGGGATGGAGATAAGTTGTATGATAATAGCGGTAAAGATGTAAGTAATGAAACAATTACAATAATTGGGATAGATGAAAATTTTAACGAAAAAGAATATACAGTAAAAAAATACACTAAGCAAACCGTAGCCAATAACAACAAAATGGTTACAGAAATGAGTGATGAACAAATTGAAGCATCACACGCATTTGCTAGAAAAGGATATGTTGATTCTTTACAACAGAAAATTAGCGGTGGTAAAAGAGATGATCAGTTTAGTAAGGACAGAGAATACGCCAGAGAAGACAAGAAAGAAGAAGAAAAATTTAAAGGAGATTTTGAAGTAGCTAGTAGAATAGCAGCTGGGGGTAATGAAAGAGTAAAAACCCTAAATCAACTTAAAAACTCAAGTGTCTATACCAATGAAAATGGCTATAATCAAGTTAAAGAGTTTTCAGAAGAATTAGAGTTAGATACTAATGGTGATGGAAATAAAGATTCATTTGGATTAGAGGTTACTGTTTTAAACAAAGATGGAGAAACAGAAGTTTTACAATTAATTACTCGTGACGAAAATGGCTCTCCATTAAGTGAAGATGAAATGGAAAACAATGTTCTTAATATAATGGGAAGAGATCCTGTTACAATTGAAAACATGAGAGAAAGTGTTGGCGACAATTACAAGAGAACTCAAACACAAAAGATATCGCTTACTGAAGATGCTTACAATAAAATGTCTGCTAAATTAAAGTCAAGAATTGAAAGTCAGGCAGGCGGAAAAAATAACGTAGTTGTAAAAGACGGAAAAGTGTTTAAAAAAGTAACTAAGGATGGTCAAGAAACTTTAGAACAAATTCAAGTTAAGGATGACAGAAAAGTAAACGTAAGGCCTGAGGTGGCAGTTACATACAGCGGAATGTCAGACTTAGCATTTGGATCAGATAAAGATACTAACGAGCTAATAACTGGTGATGATTTATTTGAAAGGGCTGATGAAGCTAGTAACACAAAAGGTTCTAAAGTTAAAAAGGCTTTTGATAAAGTTTATACTGCAGCAATTAAAAAGTATGGGTTACCAAAAGGTGAATTAACACTTGAGGTTGATAACACAGGAGGTGCAAATGATAGGATTACTATTCGTAAAAATGGAGTAATAGTTGTACAGCATGAAAAAGACGGAGAAAACGTTTCTAAAGCAAAAACCTACCTAGACGAATACATTAGAAAAGCTACAAAAAGTAAAGGTGGAAGTGGCGGCAAAAGAACTATTGTTCAAATCATGAAAGAGGACGGCGTAAGTAGATCAGAAGCAATAAAAATATATACAAACCAAAACTAATAGCAATGTTTGATGAGTTGTTTGATTTAACTATAGAAGGTGCATTTTCCTCACAAGAGGAATTTAATGAATTTGCGCAAGGAGCCAGTAAAGAAGAAATTTACCAGGTATTGCAAGAAGGTGCTTTTGCTGATTTTAATGAGTTTAGTACAGTATATGACGGTGAGCCTAGTCCTGTAAAAAAAAAAGACGTTTCCGATTCAAATTTGGAAACGGAAGTTACGGAATCCACTACAACAGTGGAGACGACTCCTGGATCTTCGGATGGTTTAGAAGAAAGCGAAGTTAGCGATACTTTTCTTGAAGAAGATTTTGAGAATTTATCTAACATAGATACCGCTACAATTTCTGGAATAACGCCAGGTGCATCTGCTCGAGCACAAGCAATGCGCCAACTCAATAGACAAATAGATCCCAAGTTACAAGAAAAAATTCTTTCAGACTATAATATTTCCAGAGCGTTAGAAATGGGCATAATAGATGATAGAACTATAGAAAGCGCTCTTAAAGGAAATAAAAATGCGATTAAAAAACTTTCTCAATTATCAAGAAAAAGCTCAGAATATTATCAAAAAGAAATAGATGATAAAAAGCTAAATAATCCTTATGCTTATGAATCATCTTCAGAGTTAACTGAGTTTGTTTCTCCTGAAGGAGAGGCTGAAACTAAAAAATCTATTAGAGATAAAATTAAAGCTTACGATGCTGAAAGTGCGAGACTTCAAGCAGAAAACCCAAATGCTACAGCGGATGAGTTAAATGCACTTATAAATAGACCTGATGATCCGAACTTTGTAACTGAAGAAGAATATGAATTAGTAGAAGATGATTATACCCCAACGGGATTTGAGGATTCTGATGTTCATATGATGTATGACAGTCAAGGTTTAAAAAACGTAAAAGGCTTTAATGTAAAAGATTTTGATGGGTATTTAAAAGAGCAAGGCTATATGGAAAAATATAAGCAGATGCTAGAAGATGATACTATATCAGAAGATGGTAGATATTATGATTATTCTGGAAATTACAATCCTACTCTTGCCGCTGAAAGACTAAAGGCTCAGTACTTAACAAACTACATAAACAATCAGGTTGAAAGAAACGTAGACTCTCAGGTATTAAAATATCAATTAGAGAATGACGGGAGACACCCGTCTTTTGACGGAGTTCAATTAAACTTCAGCACAGGAGTTGATGATATTGCTTTATCTAGCTACATAGAAAAACAGTTTCCTTCATTGACAGCTCAATTAAAAGAACAAGATGTAGCTAATCAAGAAAACTATCAAAAATATTTAGACGGTGAAAACCCTTGGTTTACTCAATCCGTCAAACAAGGATGGCGTTCAGTTGAAGATAGAATACATAGCTTTTCAAAAGGAGCATATGGTTATATTGGAATGAATAGTGTGGCTGATGAAATAAGAATGAGAGATGCTCAAGATGATCTTGAGAGAGATGACTTTATGAGATATAGTTATAGCTCTGGTAAAAAAGCATTCGTTAATGGAAGAGAATACGGAATAGATGAAAGAGGTCAAATATATGATTTAGAAATCAAGAAAAATGTGACAAATGTATTGACTGGGCCTATGGCTGATTCTATAAGAAAAGGCGTTAGCAAAAGTAATGAGACATTTAAAAGTTTTAGCGCTGCCGGAACTGCAATAGCCACAGCTGGAATAGCCAGTGACATGATGCTTCAAATTGCCTTAACACGTGGGGTAGGTAATGTTGGAAGGGGTGGAGCTGCATTCTTGGGTTCTTTTGATAAAGGAACTAAAGCGGTAAATATTTTAAAATCAATTCCAATGAAAGGCACTACTGCTTCTGCTATGATAGCTCAGGGAACTTTGTTTTCTACTAACCTAGCAAGCAGCACTTATGATCAGGCAATTGCAAGTGGTTTAGACGAAGGAACTGCTTTAGAATTAAGGCAATTAGCCGGAAAACAAGGATTTGCTTTGGGAGCATTAACAGCCCCAATATCTACACAAGCTGTGGCAATGAATAAATTTTTTGGATCAAAGGGAACTGAAAAAGTTACTAAACAATTAGTTGCTGCTTATCAAAAAGGAGGAGAAAAAGGAGTAAAGTCTTACTTTCAAAGAATACAGCAAAAAATAATTCAAAATTATCCTGTATATGCAAGAGAGAGTGGGAAGGAAATGTTCCAAGAAAATGTTCAACAAGCAGGACAAGCGTTTGTTATAGCAGACAATGTTAATGAGTTAGCTTCCAGGGAAATAATGAACAACACTATAACGGGTGCTGAGTATACTAATACTACAATTTTATCTGGGCTTGCAGGTCTCTTAATGCCTTTTGGCGGGGATTTAAGTTCAGCAACCACCTCTTCTGTAAAAGCTAATTTTATGCCTGGAGCCGCAGCTATAGATAGGCTAGAGGCCCTGCATGGATTATCTAAAGATGTAGACAAAACCACCAAGTTTTTAAACAGCATGGTTAATCAGGGTGTTTACACAGAAAAGCAAGTTTCTCAATTACTAGGAGATATTGATGTTTATGTAAATACCATAAATAACATACCTCCAAACCTAAGCCCTGAAACGTCATTGGTTGTTATGAATTCAGTTAATAAAATTCAAAAACTTGAGCAATTAAAAAAAGATAGAGACAAATCATTTCATCCTGAGATAGATAGAAAATTACAAGAGTTGAGAAATGAAATAACATCAAGAACTCAATTTGATTATGTTAATGCTAAAGGAAGATTAAAACTTAAAGACGAGGCCGCAAGAGAACTTACTCAAGAAGCTGAAGCTGAAGGTAAAAAAGATTTCACTATAGATGACGGTGCTATAACTCAAAGAGCGATAGACAACTTTAATAAGATGGATGTTGATCAAAAGCTAGAGTATACCGACTTAACTAAACAAGATTTAAAAACCGATAAAACAAAAGAAGATGCCGTTCAAAAGCCAGAAACAGGAGATGTATCTAATGATCAACAATCCGAAACTATACAAGAAGTGGAAGAAGAAGTACGGGAGTCTTCTAAAGAAACGCAAGAAGAAGTAGTGCCTGTTAAAGAAGAGGTTTATGAGGAGGGTGTTAGCACGATTGAAAAAGGTAAAACAATCACCACATATACCACCTTTAGTGATGGTAGTGTTAAGCAGACCAGAAAAGATATAGACGCTAATGGAAATGTAGAGAGTGAAACTGAGAAAGATATTACTAGCGAATTTAGAGATAAAGTTCTTAATGAAGATGGCAAGTCAGTAGATTTAACTGTTGACAGATTTGCCAAACAAGTAAAGTCTACTAAAAAAGTGAGTGAAAAAGTTTTTGAAAATGAACAACAACAACCAGTGGACACATCCACTGATGAGGAAGTTGAGGAAAGAATAAAAGATAGTCAAATACCTGTATCCGTACAAGACTTAAACTTTAAAACTGATGAGGGTGAGGTGCAATCTGCTCGTATCATAACTCGTATGGATGGTAGTAGAAATGTTCAACTGAAACTTGAAGACGGTACAATATACAACAGAACAAACATTAAAAAAGACAACACTCTTAGCAACGAAGAATATGTTGGCGTTTTAGTAGCCACAGACCAAAACGGTTTTACTGCTACAGATGTGGACATTAAAACTGTTAGAAATCCTAAAATGGAGGCAAAAATGTCTAACAGACAACGTAAAGCCGCAGGTATGACGGTCGATACAGATACAGAAACTGATACAGAAGCAGATACTACTCAAGAAGTGATGAGTGTGAACAAGAAATCTACACCTGGTATACAAACAGAATTAGACTTTGATAATCCAATTGAACAGGAAATTAAAACTGAAATATCTAAAGCAAAAACTAGAAAAGACTACAGAAAACAACAAACTGTTGTTTTGGATAAGGTAAGTGCTTTGGTAAAATCAGGTAAAATTAGTTCATCTCAAGGAAGAGCTGTAATTAATAAAATTAAAAGAACAAGTTTTGACAACAATAATCAAGTACAAAATCTTTTAGATTATAGTAAAAAGGTTTTTGCTAACGCAGATTTTGCTAAAGATTTAGAAACAGCAAATAAACTTTCTACAAGAACAACCAAAAAAGTAAATTCAGGTAAGTTGGGTGATAACGGAAATTTAAATGCTGCTATCTCTCAGTTGGTTACTACGCCTTTGGCAGATTTAGATCCCGCTACTTTAAAATCTTACAACGAATTTTTAGCTAAAATTGCTAAACGAAGCAAAACTACCAAGCTAGACAACGAGCTGGTTAAAGAGGCAAATGATTTACTTAAGTCTATAACTCCTAAGGCAGAAACTGAACAGGAAATAGCTAAAGCAGAAAAAGAAAGCGAAAGTACGAGAAAGGTAGTAGACAAAATATTAAACCCTGAAATTGACGGAGAAACTATATTAAAAGAAAACTCAGACTTTATAGAAAAAAAATTAGATGCATTAGACTCGGCTACTTTAGAAATATTAGTAGACAAAATAAACTCCGCAGAGAATGAAAATAATTCTGAGATTATTGAAGGTGTAAATGATTACGCTAAAAACAGACAATCCCTTATCAACATAAATGCAAAAAAATCTAAGGAAGTAAAACTTAATAATTTAAGTAAAATTTCTTTAGACCAAAGTATTGGGCCAAGAACTTTAAAAAACTTAAACAAAGGGCAATTAGCGATGCTGACAGGAACAGAGCTGGCTGAGTTAGACATTCATTTAGAAAACATTTCTGAAGGGTTTTATACTTATTACGCTAACAAAATAGCACAAAAAGTTGAGGCTAATCAAAGAGCCACAAACATATCTCCTATATTAAATAAGATGTTTACCGCTAAAGGTAAATTTTCTACAATGAGACAATATGCTACTGCTAGTGTGAAAAATGGATTAGGGAAAGTAGGATTTGGTTCTTCAAGAGCCGCAAGGGATGTTGGAATTAGAGGTCAGATGATTAGATCTAATCCGCTGAGTGTAATGGATCAAATGTTTGGAAATTACAAAAACAACGCTATTTATGAAAACTCTATAAGGCCCACTGCTGAAGCTCATGCTAGATTTAAAAATTGGATAAATGAGCAGACAGATATTATAGATACTGTAGAAAGTTTAATAGCTCCAACAAGAAAAGAAAGTATAAATGATGCTGTACAAAGAAGATTTGAATTAACAACTTATTTACTTCAGCAAGAGTTTGAATCTAATTCAAACAAGAAAGGTACTGCTCCTGCGATTAAATTTATAGAAGGCACTATAGCTAGATATAACAGTGACAAAAGAGCTAGCAAATACAACAAAAATAGTATTGCGATATTAGAAAACATTATAAGTCAATATTCAGAAGGAGGACAAATATCTATTAAAAAAATGGATGAGGCAATGTCTCCTAAAACAAAGAAAGCTCTTAAGCTTTTGCAGGGTGTTTATTCAGGCTTAGGTGATTTACAAGCTTATGCAACTAGAATTGTAAGAGGTAATGAGCTTGATTTAGTAAACAACTATGTTCATCATAAAGCAGATTTTAAAGGACAAGAAAGAGATGATGCAAATTTTAAAGACGCGATAAGCTATTTAAGTTTAAAGCCAGGTACTAAATCTAGCACTTCTTTTGAAAGGTCAGGACAAACAGCTATAGATTTTGATCCTATAACAACAGCTCTAAGGGCCACTAGAAACACTGGCATGGATTATTTTATGAGCAATGAAATATCAACCACAAGGCAATCTATGAGTGCTTTAAAGAAAATGACAGAAAATGATGACTCTAAAACAGAAGAACAGCAAGACCAATTAAATCAAGCTGTTTTAGATTTAAATAAAATATATAGTGAAGCCCTAAATAACGTAGTTACAAACAACATGAGCACTACGGTATTAGGAGGACGAATACTCAACAAAATGCGAACCTTAGGTTATTACTCAACATTAGCTTCTGTGCCAAGGGCTGGAGCAGAGCTGGCGTCTAACCTTGCTTTTGCTGCTTTATCTGCACCTAGTGAAATGGCTCTTGGATCTACAAAATACGTAGATTTGTCAATGACAAATAAAGGAAGAATAATTGTTGAAAATGTTTCTTCTACGCTACAAACAAAGCTGTATTCTGATGAACAATTAGGTGGATCAAAAACCGAATCACAAGGTGTCACAAAAAAGAAGACATCTCCAAAAGCAAGAGGCAAAACAGGGGAAACAGTTGAATATGTAACAAGGGTTACAGGTGTAAAGTTTATTCCAAAAGCTGTTGAAAAAATTGGAGAAACATTAGTAACTAAGCCTGATCAAATGATTTCAAGACCTTTATGGTTTGGAACTTTTGCAAAAACATTTAAAGCAGAAACAGGTACTGAGATAGATTTTGACAAAATAGCTGATAATGATTCGGATTATATGAACGAATACAAAGAAGCAATTCAAAATGCAACTAGAAAGGCGGATAACAATGTAACTATGGCCGCCACATCTAATGATCCTTTTTCTTCTGTCTTAAAAAATCAAGCTCAGGATGGTGAAGGAGCAATGAATTTTTATAGAATGATTAACGGATATATGTCTAGGTTTAGTTTAAATGAATATGCTACATCAAGACAAGCTGTTGCCTCAATGATGGGACAAGGTCAAATGGGCGTTGTAAGAGGAGCAGGAACAATGGCGGGAGTTGGAATAAGAATGACAATGTATGTGATGTTGTTAAGATATTTAAATGGAGCTATGTTTGGAATGTTAGGCATTGGCGATGAAGACGATACGGATTATGAAGAACTTGGTATTCGTCAAGCTGTTGGAGCAGCCACATCTTTAATTAGTAGAGGTGTATCTGGAAATGTTCCGATGATTCCAGTGAACTTTACCATAGAGTCTTTAAACAAAGAGTACGGATATGATTTGGGGCTAAGGTCAAAAGAAGAGTATGACGGCTTGCAGGATGCTTTAGTTTATGCAACTATAAATCCATCTAATGCTTCAAAAAATTTAGAAGAAGCTACACTACTGCAATTAACTGGCCCTTTTAATCCTTACGCAAAAGCAGCGTTTAGAATTGGCAAACTAGGACTTAGAGCTTCTACTAATAAGACAGAAGAAAGTAGACAAGAAAATTTAGATAAATTATTTTCAAGTAGGACAGCTATTGAAATGGCAAACTTGTTTGGAGGAGTTCCATTTTATAGAGATATAAGAAGAGGGTTTTTACAAGATGAATTTAAAACAGAAGAAGGAACTAACATAAAACCTTTTTCCCTAGAGTACCTTAAGGAGAATGATCCCAAAAGATATAAAGAGATTCAGAGAGAAAAGAAAAAGTTTAAAAATACTCCAGAGTATAAAAGACAACAAAGGGAGGCGGAGAAAATAAAAAAACAAAACGAAAAAGCTTTAGAAAATATGAGATAGCTATTTTTTAAGTCTATCTAACATTTGTTGTAGGCGCTGTATTAATTTAAAATTAGGCCTGCTCTTTAGTTTTTCTTCAAGTATTTGTTTTCTAATGTGATCTTTCATTTTCTATTTCTTTCTGAAGGCACGCTAAGGCACGCCACGCGACTTTTGCAGTGTGTCTAATCCCATCGTCATCAATCGTTCCTGCATCTATTAGATGCCTTGCTAGAGCGTCATAGTCATCATTAGACTTGTTTCTGTCCCAATGAAGAGGTTTGTCTGGGTGGTGTTGTTCGTTTCCAGCTAAACTAACAGTAGATATCTCCATAATTGCATCGGGAAAATATTTTATAACTCCCGTAAATACAGGCCTTCTTTTTCTATCTTCTGCTTTCATAATTAAAATATATGTGTTAATCGAGCAACTTGCCCGTGTTGTTTTGAATGAATAAAGCCTTCAATGGCTTTAACTCCGCCAATACCATAACCATTACGATGATGCCAGGAGTCTGTTCCGCTTGGAGATCGTAAGCTTTCTACGGTTATGCCGTGAAAGTCTTTACTTGTTTTATGATGCACGTGATGAGTGTACACATACCTGTGTTTGGTTTCAGCCCACTCTTGAGCGAACTCGTTAGCCATTATAAGTGGTAAGTCAGGTATCTTAGCTCCGTCACCATGTGTTGTTCCAATAAGGTTACTACCATATTTAAATCCTTTTCTGTGCGCAATAGAACAATCAAAGGTTATGTTTTTGCATTTTCTAAACCAAGATTGAATTGAATCAGACAACATAAATCCTGACATATAATCATGGTTGCTTGGATTATACACAAAATGCACATCAGCAACACTAATCAGCATTTCCAATATATCTACATACAGCTTTTTAGCTATCATAAAGTTTTCATACCACATGCCATCTGTGTCTTGTGGTGTTCCAGAAGTGGTCATTCTCTTGGGAGTGTCAATATGTAATATGTCATTACCGCCAACAAAAAGTATTCTATCAATGTTAAAACCATGTGCTTTATTTAATATTCCTTTTACTCCTTCTTTAACTCTTTGAACTGCTATCTGTGAATTGTATTCTTCTCCAGTTTCAAATGATGAACAAAGTTTACCCATATGAATGTCAGCCGGATCAATAACTAATAAATGTCCTTTGGGTTGTTTTTTTCTTTTAATTTTATGATATGTAGGCGAATGATTATTCATTGCCTTAATAATATCGTCTCTTAATTCTTCGGGAGAAACTCCCTTGTTTTTTACGTGTAATGAGAAGTGCTTTCCTTTATACCAATAATGATTAACATCATTTAATGGTATGCCCGAGTGCTCACATTCTTGTTGAAGAGCTCGGTGTTTAGTAATTAAAGCATATTCCTCTTCGTTTAATCGAGGTCTATAGGTCATCGTCTGCTAGTTTTTGTGTATCCTTTAAAACAAGATTAAGCTCTTTAATAGTAGTCTTGAGCGAATCATAGTCCTCGTCCATCAAGGATTCATAAACATCATCAGTCAATGAATTAATTCTACTCATCAAGAGATTGATGAAATTTATAGAATTGTGATTGTTTTTTTGGATAGTCATTTATTCATTGTTTCCTAAATTTAAAAAAAAATAAATAAGAAAACAATAAATTGTTATTAACTATCCATGTGATATAATAAGCTTTTTCCTATCGTAGTATCAAGTTTGGATATTGCACGATAAATTGTTTTTGAGCGTCTTTTTGTCTCTTCTCGTTCTTTTTTTAAACTTTCTAAGCCCAAATTAGTATACATAGTGCAATCTATTCTTAATAGTTCATCTATTTTTTTCTTTTTGTTCCAACTTTTAAAATCTAATATTTTATCAATATCGTTATAATTATACATAATCTTCTTGTTTTTCTAATGTTAATAACTCTTGTTTTAATTCATTGATTTTTTCACGAATCCTGGCTTTTCTACCATCAATCCCTCCAACTGCAGCTAAAGACTCTAAATAATTTTCTTTAAAATGCGGATCTACATCCATCAAACTATTTGTGGTGTTGACTCCAAAAAGAACAGTCGCATGGTCTTTATTAAACATAGAACCAATTCTTGCATATGAATAACCTTTTACAACCCTAAATATTTTATAAGCAATTCTTCTAGCATCAACATATTCTCTTCGCCTGGTTTTGCTTATATAAAAATCCTCAATTCCTGTTGCTGTTTCTACAGCTTTCATAATCAACATGTCTTCAGATTTTAACTTCTTGTTGGTTCTAACTTTCATTTTATATATTTTTTTAAGTTTATAAAATCCAAATATTTATCTACTGAAATTTCTCTTATATCTATAAGAACAAGAGGGGTGTCATTTTCTTCTCTAAAATAATCTACAACAAAGAAAACAGGATTGTCAAAATGATCATTGATATGACCTGCTATGTTTTTCATTCTTCCATTTGTAGATTTTAATCCGGCCATTTGATCTATTTTGGCGGCTATCCTTACTGAAGATCCGTTTTTAAAATTATGTATCTGCTTTATAAAGTATTCATCTAATTCAAAATCATCCTCTATATATTTCTGTTTTGACTCCATGTTTATTTAGTTCTTTAATTCTGTATTTTTGTATGGCAGACACCCTGCCATTTGGCTTTTTAATCTCTGAAAAAATTACTTTACAATTTGGCGGTATAGCTACTATATCTGGTATACCGTTCTTGTTTGTTTTTATTAGCTTGATTACATAATAACCTTCAGCCTCTAACTCTTTAATTCTTTTTGCTTGTATCTGCTGCTCTGTCATTTTTGTAATCTAATATAAATCCGATTGCTACTATGAAATTCATTCCTATTGATGATAAAATTTCAATTACATCATGAAAATTATGAACAGACAAATGAATATGACCAACTACCCAAAAGGGTATAGCTAAATTCTGGCTAATCCAAATTAATAAAAATTTTATAAATCTCATTCAAGTTAATGTTCTGATTCAGGCTTGCCACAATTTATACACCATCTTGCTTCACCAACGTGATTGTCATAAGTATAAAACATTTCGCACTTAACAGTTTCTTTTTCTTGATCTTTCATTATTTTTAATTTAAAGTTAATAAATCTCGTTTAAAATGTTTTAAAGTATAGTCTTTCTTTTTCTTTACTGACTTATATATATCTGGCTCAATACCTTTGTTTGTAAACACCCAATATACATTGTTTTTTAATCTATCTTTAGTAGTCATTCTGTCTCTTGATTGCCAATAACTTGTAGCGCTAAAGTCTATATTATAATAAACTAAAAAGTCAGCTTCTTTTAAAGATATTCCTTCTCGCCCACTCACTATTTGAAGTGCAATGTTTTTGTTGGTGTTGCTAAAATCCTCAAGAGTGTTACAAATTGAATCTCCAAACACCTTCTTTAATGCGTTATATTCTTCTTTGAATTTGTAAAATATAGCTATTTTTTTATTTTTAAAATAATCTTTTATAAACTCGGCTTTGAATGTGTCCAACACCATTGAAGCTCCGCTTTCAAACTTAACAGTGCCACTATACATTTGATGAAGTTTCTGCATCAGCTTTACGCTTGTATCAGCTAATATAACATCTTCTCTTCCCTCTACTACTAAGTCTCTTTTAAGCTTGTTACACATGTGGTGTATGGCCTCAGGAGCCTCTATCAAAAGAACTTTTTCTTCAATAGTTGTTTCAAAACCTGCTTCCTGTTGTGTGTATGAAATCATAAATGGTTTCATTTCATCTATAACAGTTTCTTTTGCCTTTGTGTAATCGTTAATCATAAAGCCGTTTATTTTTCTTTGAGTTACATTTACAAACTTTCCCGCAAACTTATAAAACGTATTATACTCGCTAAATGGATTTAACGGTATTCCATATACTTGATGGTATATTTGACTAAAGGATTCAGGTGTAGGCGTACCAGATAATAAAATTACAAAAGCATTGTTTCTTAGCAACAACGTCTTGACTTGCCTAGCTCTCTTACTTGGCTTAGGGAAAGCTCCCATACTGTGTGCTTCATCACATACTACTGCGTCCCAACCTTTTTGATCAACTTTATGTAAACTTTCGTAATTGATAATTTCAATCTCAAATCTAGGCTTGAGTAAATCAAAGTCTCGGACTATACTTCCTATAGCCCTCTTCTTCGTGATGAACAACACCTTGTTCACACTCATCATCTTGTTGAGGATTCCAAGAGAGGTAAGTGTTTTACCTGTCCTAACCTCCATTGACAAGTACACAAAGCCTTGTTTTTCTAGGATACTTATTCCTTTCTCTATAATATTTGTTTGGTAATCTCTAAATTTGAATGTATTCATGTCTTATATCTTTTAATGCTTGGCACTTTTCGTAATCTTCTTCTTGTTCAAAATAATACATTAAATCATCTATCACGTCTGTCGTGATTGGTTTTGTAATGTCGTGAATAAAGAAGCTTGAATCGGTAATTGCAAGCTCAGAATAAGGCACTCTGTATACTACTATGTCATAAGAATTAAGCATTCCTAAATATACTTGATCATGTTCATCATACATTTCCATAGCACTTTCTTAAATACTTATATACTTCGGGTAATTTTTCACTGGCTTTTTTTTGATTTTTATATACCAGGGTTCCCAAAGTTTCAGTACTATACAAAGTTAGTCCTTTTTCTTTATTATATTTAGAAGGCTTCCCATCAGTAGAGATGCCTCCTTTTCTAATTGCTATACAACATTCACCTCCGTTTACAATAGGTTTTATGTAAACTTGAAAATCGTTTTCAATACACCATTTAAAATCAGAATATGAGTTGCTCATCCTTTACTATTTTTTCTTTATCAGTAACAAATGTAATCCACCTTCCATTCAGGTCTCTGCCCTCAACTGGCTTTAATCCTGTTTTAAATATAGCGTATGAATTCAACCAACGGTAAAATTCTGTTCTTGATATAGTTCGTTTGGCTTTAGGTGCAAAATCAGGGTTGTCCTGAATGAACTCTAAATACAAATCGTTTTTATATATCTTTTCATTAAACCTTATTGCTTCGTTAGGATTATCAGGCCCAACTAATCCACACCACTCTATAAACTCGTGTGATGTGTCGGCAGATAACTTTCTGATTGTAAGATTCTTGAAGTTTGCTTTAATAAGTCCATTAGTTAAGTAAAACATTAAGTTCTCAACCATGTAGTTGTCAAAGGCACACCATTCTTCTTCGTTCCATTCCGAAAACAAAAGTCTTCCAAATTCAACAAGAGGTGTAAAGTCTTTAGTATAAAACTGCTTGAACTCTAATTCCCACTTTCTACGTTCAAACGAATTGCCCCTGCCCTTAATTGCATAGTTAGTAGTTATAGCTACCTTAGGTGATTTGCTAAATGGAATTTTAATAGCGTCTTTGTTTTTCTTTTCCAAGGTAAGTCCTTCAGTAACTACACTAAACAATCTTTCAAAGTCAAAATGTTTTTTGACATCATCAAAGCATAATATCTGAGTGTCAGCGGACACTAATTGATAAGCAAAACTTTTCTCAAAGTTGAAAGCTTTTCCATCTATTACTACTAGCTTCTTCATTTGTGATAAAGCATTGATAAACAGTCCCTTACCTGTTCCTCCTTCAGGGTTATCAGATATAACCTCATCATTTAAAATTATGGCAGGACA